GGTCTTCGGGCCTCCTATCCTTTTAATAGTTATGCTGCTTATGCGTAGGCAATATAAGTATTAAAAGGTTTGTATTAATCAATCATGTAGGAAATTGAGATGGCGATAGAACATAATAGTATAGGAGCGGGTGAGATTCATGAACCCAAGGGAGCATCCACAGCTACAGCAGGACATGTATATGTAGCAGATGGTGCAGGCAGTGGTGTATGGTCTGGCCAAGCTCCTCAACCACATGGTTGGATTTATTATAAAGATGGAGCTGCGGCTCAAACATTCAATACCACGGCTGCGAAGCTGAGTATTGACGGTGCCACTTCTATATTAGATACTTATGCACCAACAGGTGTTTCCACTCTCTGGGATACAACAGCTGATGTGATGACCCCTGCTGCATTAGGTGACTCTTATATAGTTAGACTAGACCTTCCAGTTACTGCTAGGTCAGGAACGCCTAATAAAATTACAATACAGTACGACATAGGAGGAGGGGCAACTCCTTCTACTGTTGTTGTTTCCGAAGAGCTGGCAGTAGACGGTGCAGCTCCTTACTCTATATCAGTATCAACTGCTGTATTTTGTTTAGCAACTTTCTTAGCTAACGGTATGCAGATCTTTTTAGAAGTTGATACCGGAACAATAGACATAACTGAGCCAGCAATCTTTATAACACGAACCAGTGGGGAGACTCTATAATGCCTAAGTTAACATTACTAGATATGACCCAAGACATCCTATCCGATATGGATAGTGATGAGGTCAATAGCATCAATGATACACCAGATAGCCTACAGGTTGTTGGTATCATTAAGAGTAGCTTCTATGATATGATAGATAGCAGAGATGGATGGCCTCACCTACGAAGCCTGATGGCATTGGATAGTGGTACATCTGCTAAGCCTACTCACATGAAACTACCTGTTAATGTTAAAGCATTAGAAGGTTTGAAGTATGACAAGAAGAAGGCAGGTGAAACTAAAGCTAAGATTCATGATGTTGAATATAAATATCCTGATGAATACTTAAAGCTGGTTAACGATTACAATACAGATGCTGACAATGTAGACACAGTGGTAGATTACTCAGGTGTTTCTCTTGCTATTAAGAATGATGCAGCACCTACCTACTGGACCAGCTTTGATGATGAGTACATTGTATTCAATTCATATGACAGTGCTGTAGAATCTAACCTACAGAACTCTAAGTCGCAGTGTGTGGCCACACGTAACCCGTCATGGACTGTTAGCGACAGCTTCATACCAGACTTACCTGAAGAAGCCTTCTCTCGCCTACTGGCTGAGGCTAAGGCTGCGTGCTTCGGTAGACTAAAGCAATTGACTGACAACAAGAGTGAGCAACAAGCTCAACGTCAACGTCATGCTATGGCCCGTAAGAATTGGAGAGCACATGGTGGTATCCGTATGCCTAACTACGCAAGGACTCCTGTGAAATGAAAGACTTAAAAGTAATGCAAGGACCATATGGATTCTATATAAAGTATGAAGGCGGTGGACAACTTCCTGATATGTTGTCAGGATACTACACTGGCATTAAAGAAGCTAATGATGCAGTAGATCGATACAAAGCAATCAAACGTGAGAGAAAACCTAAAGATGGCTACAGCAAAAACAAGTTTAGAAAAGACTAACTTTACAGGTGGACTCATCACAGAGACCACCGCTTTGACGTTCCCGCCAAACGCTGCCAAAGAGATAAGTAACTTTGAGCTGAACAGGGATGGGAGTATTCAGCGCAGGTTTGGTATGATTGAAGAGCCTACTGGTACAAGGATAGATACCCTTAGAGATGCTAACGCTTCGTCCAACCACGCTATTGGCTCTTACAAGTGGACCAATGTGGACAACGATCCAACCATATCACTAGGTGTAGTTCAGGTCGGAAATGCTTTATGGTTTACAGACCTATCTGCTGAGTCATTATCTACTGCTATGCTAAACAAAGATGAGTTCGGTGTTGCACAGCCTCTATTACTAGATGGCAACGTACTTCCGAATGTCATATCAGGAAACGAGCCTGTATCTTTTACATCTCTCGGTGGTGTATTGGTCATTGCTAGTACAGAAATGGACCACCCTCTTTACATAGAGTACACACGAGAGGTAGTAGGAACTGGAGATAGAATTCTTAGAGCTGATCCTATTTTATTAAGGGTGAGGGATCTATGGGGGCCAGATGACGGACTTCCTGTGGACGAAAGACCTGTAATCTTGGAGAACGATCACAAGTACAACCTACAAAACCAAGGATGGGTCGGAGCAACTAATGGGCAGGGTAATGCTACCAGCGGTGTTTGGAAAAGCTACCAAAGGCAAGCACGAAATATCACGCTTCAGGAGTTGTACCCTAAGAACTACAAAAACGGAGAACTCACCATTAAAGGATCGGGTGGTTTTGGAGGCGTTGTCCGTAGAATAAAAGAAATTGAGAAAATATCATCTAGGCATGGATTACCTATCGATGATGGAACGAGGGTAGTATACACAGCTCAATCTTCAACAGGTTATCCATCAAACTCTGATATAAGATATATAGGCAACTCTACAGACTCTGATGGAAACCCTTACTTCAAGACCAGTTTATTAAATATACAAGGACCACCAACAACGGCTGCTCCTAAAGGCAGATACATTATTGATGCTTTTAAAAGAGGACAATCTAGGGAAGAGCAAACAAAGATCTTGGACCTTCCTCTGGACGAGGAGCTTAGTAATATATCTGTTGTTGCAACATATGCTAATAGGATATTCTACTCTGGAATAGAGAGTCGGATAAATGATCCTGATGATATTAGTCCAGACTACACTGGCTGTTTGTTTTTCTCAAAGAGTGTTGAGAACTTTAAAGACTTTGAGAAATGTTACCAGAATGCAGACCCTACCGAGGAAGATCCTCTTGGGTTGTTAGCAACTGATGGTGGTTTCTTAAAGATCGCAGAGGCTTCTCAGATTATTAAGCTAGTAGTGGCTCGTGCATCCTTAGTTGTTATAGCTAAGAATGGTATATGGGAAATCACTGGACCTGATGGTGTGTTTCGTGCAGATGATTTCAGCATAAGCCAGATTACAAACATAGGCTGTGAAAGCCCTTCTAGTGTTATTGTTGCAGAGGATGTAGTGTACTACTGGAGTGAGGGTGGTGTATATGCTTTAGTATCTGACAATATCAGTGGTAAGATGGCTGCACAGAATATATCAGAGCGAACTATTCAAACTTTCTATAACGCTATTCCTGCTGTCAGTAAGAATGTAGCTAAAGGCCGCTTCGACGCAGTAAATCGTAAGATAACTTGGATGTATAACGACAGTGACGACTACAATGGTGTAAACTTTAAGCACTCTTACAACAAAGAGTTGGTATTAGACACAGTGTTGCAATCATTCTATCCAAGAAAGATAGGGGATTCGTCAGAAGGAACAACGATTGCCGCCTACATGGAGACAGAGAACTTCGTAACAGTAAATGAAGTACAGTCTGTTGTTGTGGATGGAGAACAAGTAGTAGTTAATGGAGAAGATGTTGTTGTCACAGTCCCTACCAAGGGACGAAGTGCTGGAGTAACTAAGTATTTAATGATGACACCTTCTGCTTCTGGTGGAAACTATGAGTTATCTTTTGGACTGTATGGTGGCCTTGACTTTAAGGACTGGGGTGAGGTAGATTCCGCTGCATACTTGACAACAGGCGCAGAACTTGGTGGTGATACACAGAGAGAGAAGCAAATCCCGTATTTGTCTATGCACTTTAATAGATCAGAATCAGGATTCGTTGAAATCGATGGTGAATTAGAGGCTATAAATCCTTCAAGTTGTTCTGTAACAGCTCGGTGGGATTTTGCAAGCAGTTCATCTAGTGGTAAATGGAGTAGACCTTTTGAAGGGTATCGATTACCTAGAAACTTTATACCTCAAGATGTAGATGATGAGTTTGATTATGGCTACGAGGTTATAACATCTAAGACTAAGGTGAGAGGAAGAGGCAGAGCTGTAGCCTTTAAGTTTGAAACATCACCAGCTAAAGATTGTCAGATCTTAGGCTGGGGTATGCCGATACACGGAGAAACAACGGTATGATAAAAGAGTTAGAGGAAGGCATTATAGTCGTAGATGATTTCTTTCTCGACTACTCTGATGTAAGGAAGCATGTAACTGGATTGTCTTATGCAGGTGAAGTTAATCCTGTGGACAATGTACTGTATCCTTATATCAATACTGATATACCAGCAAGAGATGAAGTAGAATATCTTACAGACGGTGGGTTTATGTTCTTGAGGCTGTCTCCTGAAGGAGTGGAGGCACCTCACCAAGCACATAACGATGCTTCAATGGCACATAATACTCTTCTTATCTATTTATGTGAGGGGCCGGGTGGAACAAGCCTTGTTCGACACAAAGAAACAGGTCTTTATAAACAACCTGAGACAGAAGAAGAGTTAGCTATCTGGCAAAGAGATTACAATATCTATGACGCTTGGGAAGTTACACACATGTTTGATCTTGTACCAAACAGAGCTGTAAGTTTCCCTTCTACACTAATGCACAGGGCAGAGCCTGTTAATGGTTTTGGCAAAACAGCGGAGGATGGGCGATTAGTCCTAACTTGTTTCTATGATTAGAGATGCAACCAAAGAAGATTACCCAGCTATAGAGAAACATGCTAAGAGATTTTGGGAAGAGACTGTTTATCATAAAGAAGGAATACCATATGAAGATGGTTCTGCAATTATGTACATGGACATTGCTTACCAACAAGGTTTACTGTTTGTTTCTGAAGTAGATGGAGAGGTCGTAGGCTTCACAGCAGGAGCTACTGCACCTCTGCTTGGAAGTAAGAGTACCTATTCAGGCTCTGAGATAGCATGGTGGGTAGATCCTGAGCACAGAAAAAGCAGAGAGGGCTTGGAGTTATTAAAAGCCTTGGAGGAGGGAGCTAAAGAACTAGGTTGCTCCTATTGGAACATGGTCTCAATGCAAAGCTCTATGCCAGAACAGATAGAAAGTGTGTACAAGAGAATGGGGTATAGACATGTCGAGACATCTTATCAGAAGGGTATAATCTAATGGCAGTAGTAACAGCTATAGTAGTAACATCAGCCGTGACCGTGGCAGCTTCTCAGAAGCAGGCACGAAAGGCTCAGAGAGCACAAGAGAAAGCAGCTAAGATAGATCAGAAGCGCCAAAACGTACAGATGGCTAGAGAGAAACGCAAGCAGCTTCGACAAGCCCGACAAGCTCAGGCTTCAGTAGCGAATCAGGCTTTTGCACAAGGAACTGCTCAGACATCTAAGACCGCACAAATAAGCGCGGGTATCACAGGAGAGATGTCAAGCAATATAAGTTTCTTAGATAACCAGCAATCGTTTGTTCAAGCAATAGGTGCACAGAATCTCTTAGCAAGTAAAGCTCAGGCTAAGGCAGCGAAGATTCAAGCTATTGGTGGTGTAGTAACCTCCGGCATCTCTGCATATCAAGCCGGTAAGAAACCGCCCGTAGCGTAACAATAATTCATAGGAATAATTAAATGTCTAACATTTTTGATCAAGGTGGCGCGGAAGGTACAGAAGGGATGTTCGACATCCGAGGTATTGTTTCATCTGACAGAAAGATGAGAAAGGATGCTGCCCGTATTGCTCGTTTAAAAGCTACAGTACAGGATACAGAGGTAGGTGAGTCTTTCAATGATGCTTACTCCTCTCTCAAGCTAGGTGTTAATCCTAAAGATGCTGAAGAGGCTTTGAAGCATGAGTATTTAGTTAAGAAGAACAGAGAACGTGCTGAGTATATCTTTGACAACGCATCTGATCTAAACCCTGAAGTTCAACAGTCTATCCATGACACTATCGCAGTAGATTCTTTAATAGAAGAGTCTATTCTTGATGATGATGGTATCAACACGATGTACAGTGAGATCTTTGCTGGTGAGACTCTTGATAACTTTCGCCAACGTGGTGTAGCTACTAAGTCTTTCATCATAGACCAGATGGAAGAGAACTTTGAAGACAATAACATGTTGGAGACTGCTGGTAATTTCTTAGCAGACATGCTTGCGCCTGATGAACTCAAGGATATGAATGACTATGCTAAGTTGATAGGCACTGATTGGAATGGTATGCTTGATGAAATGGCATTCTTCCAGACACTGGATCCTGAAGAGCAGAAGGTTGTATTAGAAACTAGAATGCCTGCTATCATAGCGGCTGCTGATGAGAACCCTTTTGTTGCACGATCTCTTGTTGAGATGTACTACTCAGATGATGTCATCGAAGATATGTATGTCAAAGGCACAATGGATTTCTCTGTTCTTGCTCTTGATATTGGTCCTATTGCAGGCAGTCTTGTCAAACTAGGTAAGAATGTAGCTAAAAGTAGATCTGCTGTTAAAGAATTAAAGGACTTAGATAATCCAGAGAGAGCTGGTGCAGAAACAGCAATGTCTGGTGGAGATAGTGCTGAAGAGCTGGGTCAAACAATCGATCTGAACAAGGTTGATGCTGCCTCTACTGCTAACCCAACACGTATGGAAGGCACACCTGTATTAAATGGAGCTATGGATGACATTGCTTCTGATGTACAGGAAGCACGTAAGAGTGTAATCAGTCACTTAGTAGAAAATCTTCTTCCTACTGCTGGTAACAAGCTGAGCCGAGGAGAATCTCGTAAGCTGAAAGGTAGACAAAGAAATTTAGAACATGATATTAAAGTAGCAACTGAAAGCCTTGGTAAGGTTACTAAGAAGCAGGCTAAGACAGGTGTTGCTAAGAAGTCTGTCATAAAAGAAAACATAGCACGATTACAAGCACAGCTAGATGAAGTAAATGCTACGGTAGCCCGTAATGTGGACTCACAAGCTGCGTATGCTGACATCTCAAGATTACAGCAGGGTATAATCCCCACTAAGCTGAAGACACAGTTCGATAATTTAATGAATGAAGAGATGTCAAAGGTATCTCGTGTTGTTAAGCAATCAGAGGTAGACGCTTTAGATGCATCTGTTGTAGATGCTAACAGTGCAGCAAGACCTGCTAGAGAAGACATCATTGAAATAGCAGGCGATCCTAAATTGATGGATAGTCCTGAAGCATTCGGTATGCCTAAAGCGTTGGTTGAAACTATTGAAGCCACTGTCAGAGCACCAATGCAAAGAGCTGCTGCACTAGCAGGTCGGGAATCGATAGATGCACTGTCTCCTGAAGAAATGCTAGTAGCTCGTAACAAAGCAACCGAGAAAATGAAACAACGTCTTACTAATTCAGGTAAGGTGGTTGATAGTGTAGAAGTTACAGCGACTACAGATAAAGGATTCAAAGTTACTGCGAGAACTAATGATGGTAAAGCATCTGAGTTTGAGTTTGATTATACTTTGTCCGATGCCGGTACATTAACAAGTGATCCTTCATTAGCGAAGAGTAATGTAGCATCTTCATTGAAAAGTATATTCTCTCCTGATGTTATATGGAGAGAGATGCTAGGTGGTTTCATCAAGAACATCACATTCGCAGGTCAACAGTCTGCTAAGCTAGCTAATTCATTATCAAAGAGATACATAGACATAGAGAAAGGATTATCTAAGACAGCACGTATCGAAGTAGATACTTTATTACAAGCTGGTGATGAAGCAGGTACTGTGTTCACATACCAAGAGCTTAAAGCTGGAACAGTTGAGCTTCATGTTGGAGCACAAGGTGTTAAGAAAGGATATTCTGATGAGGTTATTGAGGGGTACTTTAAGAAACGTGCTTTCTTCGATCAGTTACATGGATTCCGTAATGACATGATGCGTGGTCAGCTTGAGTTCATGGGATTCAAGAATGTTAAGTATACAGATAAGGGTGGTGTAGCCGCTAACCTTATTGGTAAGACATATGATAACCTCCAAGGCATCCGTACTCAGCTAGATGAAGCAACTGTATTTGTTCCTAGTAACTTAGAAGGATCTACAGTACGCTTTGTTGAGAAGAACAAACATGTTATGGATAAGTTGATTGAAGCAGGGTACAAGCCTGTTAAATTGATGGAGCCTATCCGATTCAAGGATGGCAAAGGTAAGGCTACATGGGCTATGGTTCGTGATGAGCAGGTAGGGAATTTACCTAAGAAGGTATTGAACTACAGTGCAGGATATACACCTCGTATATACCGTCCCGGCTATTTCTATGTGAAGAACATGGACAGTGCATCACAAGAAACCTTGTATGCTTTTAAATCTAAAGCCGAAGCACAAGCATATGCTACTAAAACCATGACAGAAGAGGGTAGTGAGTACAAGAACCTAGCTGTTCGTGAAGATAGAGAGTTCTCTGACCTTGAGAAGCTAACTAATTCAAGTGACATGTTTGGTGGATTGTACACATCAGCTCGTAAGTCACAAAACCTTATGGTTAAGACTGCTGATGGGGATATTAGACCTGAGAGATTGAATGGAGCTAATGCAACACAGCGTTACATTCAAGGTATCTCTGATATAATGCCTATCAATACCTACCGTATGTCTATGGTTGAACAGTGGATGAATACTGTTGAGCAAATAGCTAAGGCAGAGGGCAGAGAAGGATTCGGAGTAGGCGGTCGTTCACTAGATTCACCACTAGATCTAAGTCCTGAGTCTTTAGCCACAATGAACGACTCTCGTGAGTATCTGAAGAAGGTGTTGAAGATTCCTTCGGATGATGAGTCTATGTTCGCAGACTTTGTTGCCAGTGTTGGCAGAGGAATGGAACGTAACTGGGGTGAGAAAGGTGGTAAGGCTAATGAGTGGATATTAAACAACCTTCATAGCAAGAACCCATTGAGAGCCTTGAAAGGTGCAACATTTAACTTACACTTAGGCTGGTTCAACGTAAGACAGCTATGGGTTCAGGCACAGAATGCTTCATTAGCTCTCAGTATGCATCCAATACACGGTGCTAAAGCTGTAGCTAAGATGCTGCCTATGCGGGCTGCAATCCTTAGTGACAACCCAGACATGTGGAGATCTATTGCTAGAGCTACGCCGGGTTTAGAGGAAGAGTCGTTTGTCAAAGAGATTCAGTTGTTCAAGGACAGTGGTATCATGGATGCTATTGTACGTACAGCGGATTTTGATGCTAACGTATCTGGTATCGGTATGAGTTCAATGAACGGATTACGTAAGGCATCTAAAGCCGGACGTATCTTCTATGAAGAGGGTGAACTTGCTTCTCGTATAGTTGCATGGGATGTTGCTCGTAGTAATCTCAAGGAAGCAGGTGAGGAAATCACCACTAAATCCTTGACAGATGAAACGATCAGGATGCACATGAACTTACAGGCAGAGAACTCTGCTGTATGGCAGAACAATGTGCTAGGTGTACCAACTCAGTTTGTACAGGTGTTTGCTAAGTTTGCAGAGAACCTGTTACCTAAGACAATGGGTGGTACAGGCAAGTGGACTGCTAAAGAGAAGGCATCTGCCCTTGCTGGTCAGTTCATCATATACGGATCAGTTGGTGTACCTATCGCTGAGGATCTCGTAGCGGCTGCTAGTGAGATGGCAGGTCTTGGTAGTGCTAGCGCACAGGAAGAGAACCCGATGCTCGTAGAAGGCCTGCAAGAGGGCTTGTGGGGCATGTTCTTTGAAGCCTTTGGGGTTCAGAACAACTTCTCTGAGAGTGGTAACTTGTTAGCAGGTATTGATGACAACATCGCTGCTACAATTATCGGTGCTTTCTATGACCATTTCTCTGGTAATCCAGTAGATACTAATGCTGAGATTTCTAAGGTGGCATTAGGTGCAGGTGGTAACTCTATCATGCGTGGTAAGGATGCTGCAATCAACATGTATGAGGCTGCTAAGAACATCATGACACACCCATCGGCAGCTACAGTAGGCCATGAGTTGATAGATGTTATTGATGGTCTAGCTTCTATGACATCTACATGGAGTAACGCTCGTAAGGCATACTATGCTGAGTATTATGGCATGGGATTGCGTAGTAAACGTGGTACTGTCATGATGACAAACGAAGAGCTTGGTGCTAATTGGCAAACATCTATGGCCAGAGCTTTTGGTTTTGAAACTGATAAAGAAACTGCCCTATGGAAGGCATACGACTACAATACAGAGAATAAGAATGAGATGAGAGCTGTGAAGGATGACCTCCAACACATCTATAATCAATTCATGATCACTGGTAATGTAGAACTATACCGTAAGCAACGGGCTGCTATCATGAGTCCTTACGATAACACAGAAGCAGGCACTAAGATCATGAAGAACTTTAACAAGAGTGTTCTCGATGGTAAGTCTGCATTTAGTCGAGAGGCTTCAGCCTTCACAAAAGATTATCTAGGTAATGGTGGTGTTATGCCGCTGTCAACAGGTACTCTCTTACAAAATAACGAGGATAAGTAATGCCTAAATTTTTAGATGAACCGGATATTCGTTCGCTTCGGCCACAACGTGGCTCACAAGCCACCCCAGAAGCCGATGCTATATCAGGTTTAGCTGGTATAGTGGACTTCATTGGCGGTCAGGTAGGGAAGAAGCGAAAACAGGAGGCAGTAATTGCCAAGGGTGAGGCCATTGGTGAGGCTACTACTTCTATTCTTAATTTAAAAGATGAGAGAGCGAACCTTCTTGCTGAAGAAGCTGATGTTACAGGACAGATTGCTAACATCTATAGTGATGATCTTGTTACTGAAGAGGAGAAGATCACTCTCGACAACCTATCGGGTCAGAAAGCTAAGCTAGATAAAGCACGCAAGAGTGGGATGTTAAACGAGACAGCTTATAACACACGTTATAATGCTATGTGGAAGCAGAGCCTATCAAACGTAGGCAACCTAGCACTACAGCCTGAGATCAATTCGATCTTTGGTAGTGGTATTGCTACGTTCCAAGAGCCTGTTGACTCACAGGATGCACAAGTGAATAAGTATTTAGATAATGTTCATGGCGTGGGCAACCACGGTATCCAAGAGAGAGGAGAGTTTCTAGGTAATCAGGCTTTTGTGCAGCAGAAGACAGCTCAAGGTGCTGCAAGCGTTACTAAACTACAAGGTAGCATTTCTAACATCTCATCTGCTCTTAACTCTACACATGTGAAGGCACTGCTCACTTCTGTCAAAAAGGGTGGCGGTGTAATGACCGATGTGGCTAAGAACAACTACCTATTGGTTGCTCAGTCATCACTCAGTGACATGGAAGGTATATACAACCAGCGTGTAGCCGAGGCAAGATCAAGAGGTGAGCGTCTGGACTCTTCCGTATTAACTAAGATGAAGGAAGACATAGATGAAGAACGTAAGTATTACTTAGAGACTATACCTAACCAGATGGAAACATTCGGTGCAGGTGAGCAGGTAAGTAAGGCATTAAAGATCAAGCAAGATCTTATAGAGTTGAACAGACCTATGTCTGCATCAGCTAATGCTGCATTCTCAAGTGGTGGTAGTAGTGGTGTAGGTGGACAGATCACAGCAGAGAAGATGCTTGATCCAGCTTTCGTTCGCAACCTTGAATCATTACAGACAGGCTTACCTATTGAGATGATGCAACAAGCAGCAGTTGATCAGCTTGTGTGGCAATTCACAGGTGATGTATCTGTAGCTGACATGGTAGATAAAGGATTAGTTAATCCAGAGCTTCTTGTTCTTACAGGATCTATGGCTATAGATAACGCAACTGTTACAGATGGTGCATCGTTTGATGCTATGCTAACAGAGGTTGATAAGTATAGAGCTGGTATTAACTTAGAAGATACTACTAAGTTTACTGAATCAATTAACTCTTTTGGAGATAAGGCTAGACAAGTAAGTGTGGCTGCTAAGGGTAAGAATGGTAGTGAAGCTGCCGCCAAGGGTCAGGTAGGTCAGGTGTTAAGAGCACAGCTTAAACGTGTTGTTGAAGACTCACGATTTAAGAACCTTACTATCTCATTGGATGAGAATGGATTGCCTGTATCTAATCAAGACAAACTACAGCCATCATCTGCTGCCGCTACTGCAATCAGATATGGTGATATAGCTAGCCTTGCAGGTAGAGGTGTAGCTGGTGGTGATCGTACTAAGTTACAACAGCCTAGTAAGAATACTGCTGAAGGTGAGATAGCTGCACTTGTCAAGGCGTACACTGAGTATGCTAAGTTTGGATTAGCAGACATCCGTGATCTACAAGAGTTAGTAACAATTGAAGGCCCGGCTGCACCACAGGCAGGGGCAACAGCAGAACAACCTGATGTATCTGGATTAGAAGATGGTGTCTATGAAGATGATCAAGGTAATCAATTCACAGTAATAGGTGGAGCAATTCAGTAATGTCAAAACTTGGTGGTGTAGATAGGAACTTTAAGAGGGTGGGCGATGTCCCACCTGCTCCGAGTGGGGGGCTAACTAAGATAGGTGAAGTCCCCGTGGCTACACCTAAGTTAAAGAAGGTGGCTGAGGTGGCATTCAATTCGTTTGAAGAGTCCCTTGCTGAGGTAGAGAACGCACAGAAGGTAGGGTTTAAGGATGATCTCTGGTCATCTCATGCCTCACCTGAAGGTGGGTTAGATACTATAGGCTATGGTCATAAGATAACACAGGCTGAGGAGGATGCTGGTACTTATAAGAATGGTATTAGTGATGCCGATGCTATTAAGTTATTCAGGGCTGACATAAAGAAACATGCTGACATAGTGAGGAAGGATGTTGAAGACTTCGATGACTTACCTAAGAAGTATCAGGATGTGTTAGTTAACATAGCCTTTAATACTGGCTCAGTTAAGGCTAACAAGTGGCCATCTTTATTGAAAGCAATGAGAGCTGGAGATGATAAGAAGGTACGTGAGGAGAGTGTCACATCATTCACTGATGCATCTGGTAAGAAAGGATTGTTGAAGACACGATCTAAGAAGATAGCTGATGCAGCGGGGCTAGATTCATGAACGCTCTGATAGAAGCAGCAGGTAGTATAGAAAAGCTAGGCATAGTTGGTATGCTAGCCCTAGTCCTTATCGGTCTAACGTATGCAGTACGACTCCTGTATAGAGATCGAAAGTCATGCGAGCAATCAAGGCTTGGTGATGCTGAGGAAAGGGCAGAAATAAGAGAGACCCTTGGGGAGGTCAAAGGGAGGCTGTCCACTATGGAACAGTTCCATTATGAACATTTAGTTGGTATGAATAAGGATAAGAAATAATGAATGAGTCAAGTATCTGGGCAGATGTAAGCACAGTGATAAGTATAGCCTTAACTATACCTTTCCTGTGTTATTGTGTAGAGATAGCTGTGCTATGGTGGCCTGAGTTTAAGAAGAGTATGGGTAAAGGCAAGACTTCAGCTCAAGGTAAGCTGGCTAAGGGGATATGGATAGGGTTTGTGTCTAACTTCTTTGACAACCTATACTGGGGTGTGACATGGTTTGCTTTCTATATGCAGTGGCCAGCAGCCATCGCTCTCTTAGCATGTGGTCCATTGGTTAACATATTCTTTAGACAAACAGGTGGTGTGGTAGCTGCATTCAACCATGTTGAAGCTGCCAGTGAGGTCAACAAGGTTAAGAGTCCTAAGTATAGAAAGTATTACTGGGTAGCAGGTATTGTTGTTGGTATAGGTCTTTGGGTTTTTAAATAAGGAAGAGTATATGAGTCTTGATACAAGTTTTAGTGATAAGCAGAAGGCGAGACAAGAAGAAGTGGACTGGGATGAAGCAGTCGAGGCGTTCATGGAACAGCTTGAATCAGCTATTGATGATGCTCTCGACGTACTCCCCCCAACCTTGGTGGTGGGTATGTTAGAAACTGCGAAGATAGGGATGATGTTCGAGGACGAAGAAGAAGATTAATATACAGCCTTCTCCTCTCCATCAGGTGTGGATAAGAACCAGACTTGGCTCCCATCCTCCTGCTCATGACACGCAACAGAGAACTGATCCGGCTCAGTCTGGATCAGGTACTCCATCACCTGTTGGTACGTGGTGAATGTCTCACTTGTTATCATACTAACTCCTCCTCCTCAACATACTCCAAGCATCCTTCGGGGTGATACCCGATAGCTTTTATAAAGTAATCGAAGGCTTGAAGTAGATCATCTATAGTAGACTGACTGTCATCAATCTCAAACGTAACAGTAGACACGTTGCCATACGGTTTCATATCTTCATCTTGTACATGCTGTATTGTAATCATAAGTCTATCTCCACATTCTCTTCAGCGTCAAACATATAATCTAGTAGGTCACGTTCCATTATAGATTGTAATCCCCTAGCTCCGGTTCCATTCTCAATAGCTTCTTCAGCTATCTTAGTTAGTGCTTCATCTGATATTCTCAGAGACGTGCCATCTAAAGCAAACAACTCCTCATAGTGTTTAACGATAGCGTTCTTAGGCTCAGTCAAGATCCTCTTTAACGCATTAACATCTAATGGATTGAGCTTAGCTAACACAGGTATCCTACCTAGTAGCTCAGGTATCATGCCATATGATTTAAGATCTTCAAGAGATGTATCAGACATTGGTGTTTGTCTGTCGTCATCAACACTTGTTACATCAGCACCAAAGCCTATTGAGTTACCCTTCCCGTTCAGCCTTGCACTTGCTATCTTATCTATACCACTGAACGCACCCCCTACAATGAACAAGATGTTAGATGTATCAACCTTAACCTTCGTCTGGTTGTGACCTGATCCAATCTTAACAGTAGCAATCGTACCCTCTATTAGTTTGAGTAGTGCATGTTGCACCCCTGCCCCTGATATGTCACGCTTACCACCTGAGTCAGCTCTGGCACACACCTTATCGATCTCATCGATGTAGATGATACCTCGCTCTGCCTTCTTAACATTATGATCACACTCATCAAGAAGTCTTTCAAGTATTGTTTCAACGTCATCACCAACATACCCTGCCTCCGTCAGTGACGTAGCATCAGCAATAGCTAATGGTATGTCAACAGCCTTGGCTATGGTCTGAGCAAACAGCGTCTTACCTGTACCTGTAGAGCCTATCAACATGATGTTAGACTTCCTAAGATACATGTTCTCAGGATCTTTAGCTCTCTTCATGTGATTGTAGATAGCTACAGACAATACTTTCTTAGCATCATCTTGATCAATGATGTACTCATTAAGCTGCTCCATAATCTCATGGGGCTTAGGCAATGGCTTAGGTGGGGCCAATGCTTTGGGCTTAGGTTTAGGAGGGCGAGGCTCATTCATGTAATATTCTTCCATGATTGCGTCCTCAATAAGCAGGTTCTCAAAGAAAGCATCCATGCCTTCATCATCACCATCCCCCATGTACTTGAGCAGTTGTCTCATCTCTTCATCAGTCATAGGTTTCATTCTAACAGTCCCCTTCTTGTCGTCATCACCCATACTACACCTCTATTCAATTAAAAAGAATTCTTTAGGTAACACTACGTAGCCAGATCGTTCAGACTCAAGCCCAGATGTAGCAATTGTTCTCATAGACAACACCCAGTCAAAGTTGGGTACATCATAAAAGGTCATGGCCTCTTCCTGAGAATCAATTACTACGTAGTACACTTCATACACGTAGTAGTACGTCCCTCGTACTAGGATCATAGACTCTGGTATCCATGAGTAGATCTGTTCACAAGAGAGCCACTCCCCGTCCTCACACGCATCTGTGAGCAGAGCCTCAAGCTCGTACTCTAAGATGTCGCTAAGGACAAGAGGTGTTCCGTCTTCATTGTAGGTAGGTGCCTGCCAAGACAGTACAATATCTTTCTCTTCATACATAGAGGCGCTGAACGCACCCCCAGATAAGATCAATGATAGCCCTACTGCACATAACGTACTAGCAATATTCATACTACACTCCTATTGATATTAGGATGTCAATACCTGCTATACAAGCAGTCACCCCCAAGAATACAAAGACCAGCGCGAAGCCGGCCCTCCATATTGTTTGACCTATCTTCATACTAGACTCCTAAATTTCACACGATGGTCCAACACAGGCTAGTGTTTGAGCCCCCTCTGTCATGTCAGATGATTCATACTGTGACAACTTACTCCAATCAATCTTAGGCATAGACTTGCACAAGTTACTGTACACATCTTTGCTGATCTCTTCGTAAGGTGCCTGCTGGTAGACATGATCAGACCTTGGTAGGAACGACACACCACTACACTTATCTAGCTTATCCCATATCCATTGACCTGCTGCTAAGAACTCGTCATCACTGTAGTACACAGTAACAGATGGCTTGTGTTCACACCAATGATCTTGGTACACCTCCCATAAGTCTAACTGCTTCTTGACATCTAAGTCCTCGGTACACACTGCATCCTTCGGTGCCTTAACAGGGAAGCTGAACACTACGTTCTCTGCGTTCATTACATCCTGCTCCCATGGTACACCCTGATCCTGTAGCAGAGCGGTAAGAGGATCTTTAGTATCACTCCGTACACGTCTGACATAGTAAGGTGAGTACCTAGCATGGATGCCTGATGCACTATCAACTAACTGTGAGACAGTACCGCTAGGTTTCACGGCGGTGATCGCCGTAGATTGTTCAATACCTAAACGCTTAGCCCACTTCTTATTGACAGTGACAGCCTTATTCTTCAGCTTCTCCAACAAAGGTGCACATGATGTCTTGCTTAGCAGTGGGTGGTCCATAATGCCAGTCATCGATACACCTAGTAGTCTTTCTTCTGCTGTGTTACGTGTCCAGATAGGACGTACATAACGGAAGTCAGTAAGAGTAGACTGTAATGTACCAATGATAGCAGCCATCTCTACCTTACGGTTTAGATCCTGTGGTGTATCAGTACTACGAACCACTATCTCAGACAAATTACAAACCTGAGCTGATCGTAAGATGATCTCACTGCAAGGGTTGGTGCCGAAGTCGTGATCGACATCCCGCCTGCCACTCTTAGCTGCTTGATTCTTACTGGCTATACGAGAGAAGATCCCTCGCTCACCACACTTACTCTCATGTAACGATACCCATTCCTTTAAGAACACCTCGAAGTCAGGCTGCTCTGTATACACTGCTGAGTTGTTAGCAAGTGCACGTTGTCCGTCTAACTCCCACCAGTTACCTAGCTTAGCCCCTCGCATTCGATCATCTGATAGATTAGATAGAGAGATAAGTGCCGACCTACGCACACCACCTACCACTACAATCTCAGCTACCTTACATACTAGGTCATGACACTCAAGGCTAGTAAGCCTACGGCCAGCAGCATTACGGAACATACGAACAGCGAAGTTAAACAGAGCAACCAAAGGCTCAGGCCCACTACTTCTGCCACCGAAAGTCTTGAGTGGTGCACCCTTTGGTCTGAGCTTGGACACGTCCCACTTTGGCACCTGTCCGGAGTAGAGTAGTCCGAGCAATTCCTTAAACGCTTTAGCCCACCCGATCTTGCTATCTCTGACGATGATTGTTGTGTCTGTTTCATGAAAGTCCTCTGATATTTCTGGCAGTTTCTTTACTGATTGTCTTTCAACAGAGAAGCCTACACCTGTACCACACATGAGAACGTATAAGATCTCATCGAATGCACGTACATGATCGATGGCTATGTAACTACAGTTGAAACCCGCCATGTTATCTCTATCAAGTGCAACACCTGCTGTCATAAGGCATCTCATTGATGGCATTACTTCCATGTTATAGATAGCCTTGTGCATCTTAGTAGCTGTCTTGCTATCTAAATCTCCACGATTTACCCAGAAATCTACATACCTACTTACCGTTTCCTCCCATGTTTCTCTTCGTTGAAGCTCAGGCAGCCAGCGTGCGTATCGGCTAGTGTGTATGTACTGTTGGTATTGATCCATTAATTGTCCCTAGTTTCTCTGATTATTTTTTGGTCTACCATGGAAAAGGTAGCGTGGTCTGTGGTTAATGTTTTACCATCGAAGGAAATAACCTTCACTCCGTTCTTTTCTAGCTGCTTCTTTAGAGCAGCAAGGGAGCCGAAGCTCCCCTGTACAATCACGTTCTCATTCATAACACCCCCGCTGCTATCTTACTAAGATAGTATACGATTAACCAAACTTGAGTTAGCAATGTCGCCGCTGTAATCCCCATGATTATATATACTACTATCGCTTCTAAGTCCATGATCACCTCGTTATAAGATATAAAATAAACATTACTACGCTAAAGATAGTCAATGCTGATACTAACCATAGCGTAAAGAGGACTGTGGTTACTGCATCCAAGACCCCTCCCGTCTCTTGGATCACCCTCTTTGCATTAGTGTCTCTAACATCTCTTAGTGGATTGATTGTTGTGTCTCCTTTTTCAAGGTACGTATCTCACTAGCTACCTTCTCTAGTGTGACAGCCATGTCCTCTATGCCCTCATCACATGTTAAGAAGACAGTGGTTGTCTCATCTTCATCATTAGACATAACCATCACGTATGCATGATTCATATCAGGGATGCCATCTACTACTATGTCATCACCTAATACCGCTTTCAAGTCATAGATTTTTACTTGGAACATAGTCTCTTCACTCATGATTGTTCTCCGGTATTGTTGATTGATTTTTAAATGTTGCTAACATCTCAAGACAGTGGATAGCCTTGTGTATATCCTCTAACTCATTACCCTTGTTACGAGTAAGGTACTTGTTCACCTTGGTGTACACTGATGCCTTAACACCAGCGTATCCAAAGTTTCGGTACGTTATCTCCAATGGTTGGATGCCTTGATCCTTATAGTGATCACCTCCTACCTGCTTTCCGAATGCACGAGCTTCTCTCGTAGCTTGTGCTGCGTGCAGTGTTGTTGATCTATTAGGATCTGTTATCCAATTCATATGTTCCCCCCACGTAGGTTAGATGCTGCACCTTTCTCCGACTTAGCTGACTTACTCCAACTACCACAACCATTACACTTAAACTTCCGAGCCTTAGTTGCATTGGTGTATGCGTAGCCTCGGTAATGGATGTCGTGACTACCACACGATGGGCATGTATCACGCTCACCTGAGTACACTTGACGGTTGGGATGACTGCCTATCCAAGGTAATAGCTTGAGATATAATTCTTCTAACAAGAATACATCTTGGATGTTATACTCTTTCATTGTCTTACGATCTTTCCTGTTACCATTCATACAGCCAGTCCACAGTGGCATACCTGCATGAGATACCTTAGCACCGATGCCTAGCTTAGACGCAACATAGTCTAGCTTACGAGATGCCGGCTTGAACTTCTGTCTTGTTGTCTGAAGCAAGTCAATCTCTTTGTAAGGAGATGGTGGTGTAAGTCCGTGTTGAATGAACTCCCAGTTCAGTGTAGGTATATCAAACTTCTTACCATTGTAATGAATGACAGCATCAGCCTCATCCAATAGATTCCAGATAGTTTGAATGTAATTCTTCTTAGTCTCCCACTCAGCACCAAAGAAGAACTTACCTTCCTTATCACCAACCCATCGAGCAGCCCAGCATAGTGTACCGCCTGCCTCTACAATCTGATTGAGGCCGATACGTTGATCGAACAGACCCCAACAGTATGCTTTGTGTGGTTTTGTTTCTATATCAAGCATTAGTATTTTCATTTCTTCTTAGCCTCTTGTGTTTTAATATTATGACATCCCTTACATAACACTTGTAAGTTGTCCTCTTCACAGAATAATGTTTCAACAAACTGAGCTAAGTCATCGTAAGACTTTAGGCTTCCACATTCTTTGATGTGATCTACTGCTACCTCTTTACCTGCACACCACTGCTTGCATCCATTACATAAGTATTCAAACTTACGTCTCTTATCAGGCCCAGTGTATGGTCTCTTAGCTTTGTTCATTACATCGTACTTAGGTGGCCATCGCATACTCTTCTGTCTCAGTCCACTCCGAATGAATCCAAAGTACCCTGCCTCAGTGTAACGACCACCGCCTCTAGTCTTAGCTACTCTTCGTCCCATGCTCCCTCCTCTACATCAAAGACACTGCATTTAAAGATCTGTACATCAAAGGATGTAGGCAGTACATCATAGTAGTAATCCAGTGCATCCTTATGATCAGCAAAGGTCATAGTATACATACCTAGTGCATCATTGTGTGTTACTTCATACATCATCAAGACCCTCTTCTGGTTTCCAAACATACATAGGTAGCTCCCACATAACAGGACTACCATCCTCGTTCAGGTCATTCACCATCCATAACAGACGACCTTGCTCTAACATATACTCTTCAAACTTATCTTGATGCTGGTCTTCATACGCCACTGATACAACATCGAACAACTCATACTCATCTTCACAATCACATAAGAGATCATAAGCCTTAGCAGGACCATAGCCTTTCAAACCGGGAATGTTATCAGTGCTATCCCCTGTTAGTAATTGACTATAGAAGAACATCAACCCACCACCTGTTAGCTTCTTCCTATTCTCTGATAGGTGTAGCTCACCATGCTTAGAGAACTGATAAGGTCCGAACTCTCCTTGCTGTCCTGATTCCCATCCATAGTGCCAACCGGCCACCATCCTTAGATCTTTATCTCTACTACATATGATTGTATCTTCTGTCTGATTGATAGCCAGTGCATCATCAGCTTCCATACCCTCAATCATTACAGCCCATGTATGTGACATGATATAAGCACGAAGGTTATTGTAGTGGAAAGGTTTCTCTCCCTTACGGTTGCCCTTGTATGGCTTGGTTACTGCTACCTGCTCCCTGAAGTTACCCTTACCTGTAAGGTACATGGTGTAGTCTGTGCAATCAACAGCCTTTAACATATCCCTTAGCTTGTTATGAAATACCTCGATAACAAAATCAAAGTTACTGATTGGTTCATCCTTAGGATACTCAGCCACTGCCGAGCATTCATATACTAATAAGTCTCCGTCTATTAAAGCCCGCATATCAACTCCAACTCTGCTTGTGTCTCATAATGAAAGGCTGACCAGTAGTGCTTCTCTTGCTTAGCAACAAAGAGCTTCCATCTATAATATTTATATACATGATGATTCATCATAAAATTTCTCGCATAAAAAAGGCGAGGTTTTACCCCCGCCTTATGTGTTAACCGTAAGGATTAACTGCTTCATCACCAGTGCGTGTCACCTCATCCGTGTTAACGATAGGCTCGTGGACTACACCACCACCTAGTAACGCACCAAGAGCTGAGCCTTGGAAGTTAGTAGCACCCTTGATCTTATCCTTCAAGAAGTCAGGCAGTCCATTGAACACATCCATGTCAGGCTCATCGAAGTCAAACAGCTGAGGGTCATTGACTAGCTCAGCTACATCCATGCCTTTCATGATAGGAGATGTTGCTCCGATGTTAGCATACACGATAGTGCTGTCATCCTTTTTAGGATTGTGAACTACAGTGAGTGCTACTGGTGCACCTAACAACTCAGCCCAGTCACCACCCGCTGCTTGCTGTGGATCAAGTGCTAGGTATCGTTGAGTACTCTTAGCTCTATCGGCACTCAAGCCATAGAACGGGAAGTCCTCACTGATCCATCGTGGTTTAGTCTCATCATCCTTACCTGCTTCATCCTTCATGAACTCAGTAGTAAGTTCGTATGTACATCGGATCATGGCGATAGGATCTTTTGCTTCACCCTTCCATGGTCGTCGTGCTTGTACACCTAAGTCAATGATTGATACCAGTCGAGCTGGGTATGTACCCACAGCTACTGGTGCTTGTGGTTTAAACTTACTCTTACCGCCGGAACTTCTTACCTTGTTAGCATTTAAAGCCATTGTCTGATTCCTATTTTGATTTTAGTTTGAACGCTTAGTGCGTGTGTCTTCTTTAAACTTACGTACCCACCGACAGCCTGTACTCTCTGTTGTGTTGTACTTCCTGCCTAACTCAGAGCCTGATAGACCCTCAGCTATCCATGTTTGATAGGCTTGATCTATCCTATCCTTACTTCTTTCCTTGTTAGTCTTAACCTTATGGTCACTTACTGTTAGCAATTGAAGGTGGTCTATGTTACAACATGCCCTGTTCCTACAGATATGATCTACCTCGTAGCCCTCAGGTATGTCTCCCCTCTCCTGCATCCAGATGTGTCGGTGATACATCATAGGTTTCAATGTACCATCTACCCACACCTGCTTCCTAAAGTAACCGTCTTGATTCAGCTTGTGTGATGTTGGTGTGACACAGCCGCCCTCATGCATAACGGTTACTAATTCTTTACTGTATGCCATTAATGGACCTCCATCCAATTCTTACCTATCATACCATCACCTTGGTGAGGACATGCTATCTTTAATCTACGACCTGCCTCAGCTATAGCCTCACATCCTAGATGTAAGTAACGCTCAGTTAGATCATCTCGTACCTCTGCACTAAATTCATCATGGACATTAGCTACGAACCCATACTCCTCACCATGAGTCCATCCCTCAGCATCACACCATTCTTTTAGTAACACCAGTGCATGTTGCATAAGGATTGCTTCATCACTTTGTAAGACATACACAAGGATCTGATGTTCACTCTCTATGTGTATAGGCCTACCATCTAATCCTTCAACCCATCCATCATAGTGTTCCTTCTTATCCCAGTCATTCAATCTTGTCTTAGCATTAGACACCCATTCTTTAGTTAAGTTCAATACTAAATCAGAGAACCCTGTTGATACACTAAGTAATGCATCCCTGATACGTGTACCTGTATCTTTATTCTCCCCTATAATATCACCCAGCTTGTTATCACTAGCTCCAAACATGAATGCGTAGTTAAGATTCTTTGCTTGACCATAGCTAACAGTGATACCTACATCAGCTATAGCCTGTTGGTTTATCTGATGGATGGCTGTACCCTTAGCCTTATCCCCATTGATTAATATCTCAGTGAAAGCATCATCACCTACCCTTGCTGCAAGCATACGGTTCTGACAACCAGCAGCATCAACACCTACGATTGAGTATCCATCCTTAGATATGAATGACTTCCTCATCCACTTACCAAAGAATGCACCATCACTAGGTACGTTTACTATGCCTCTATGTTTAAGCCTTGCTGTTGTACACATACCCGCTATACCCTGACTGATACGGCCATCATCACGTATGATCTTAACCCATCCTTCTAAGTTACTACGTCTATGCTTACACTGCACACGCTTAGCTATAAGCCGACCTATCTTACCATCAACACCACGGAAAGCATCAGCACCATTTAACTTAGGACTAGCTCTCACTAGCTTCTTGTCTACCTTGAGCAGCTTACCATTCTCTTTCTTATAATTCCATGCCTCTGGTATCCATCCTTCTCTTAGCAGCCAGTCCTTTGTCTCCTTGTTACTGTCTAAGTTGACAGGTCGGTAACTTATTCTACTGAATGGACCAGCAACATGATCTGATTCACCCTCCCATTTCAATACCTGTGAAGAGGGCAGCCCTGATTTAAGGAAGGGTTTACGTACCCAGCCTAGCTCACCTGCCTTCTTAGTCTCATCAATCACTAGCACCTGTGGCAGCCGTGGCACCACGACACTATCGATCTTAGCTATCCAATGTGTGAGCATTGCGATAGACTTATCAATCCATGTGCGGTCAACCAGCCAGCCATACTTCTCTTGTTCGTGTAGTATCTCGAACAATCGGTGAGTCAATTGATGTGCGGCTATCCAGCTAGGGCCGCCCTCTTCTTTCAGATAACCGTGGACAAGTCGAAGAATCTCCACATCTTCGACACATCGATGTAACATGTCCGGTGTGTATGTTGTCCAGTCCTCATGTACTACCTTACCCCTACCTACCCGATACCCGAAGGCAGCTAGTGAGTGAGGACGTGTACCTTTATCAGGACAATCATAAGGTAGCTTACGTTCAGGCCGTTGAAGCCTAGACATAAGGGCTGTGTCAATCTTGATACCCTTGTACTCATAGTTAAGCATCATCTTTAACAGAGGGAAGTCATAACCGATACCGTTATGAGCTACCAACATGCTACATGTATCCATAAACTCAGTCATCTCTTTCATCTGATGACCTTCAAAGATGTGCTGCTTGCCTGATGCTGCCTCAATGAAGACACCACAGTGTATCTTTGTTACTGTATCAAGTAAACCATTGGCTTCTAAATCAAAGTAGCATAGCATAAAATTTTCTCCTATAATTTACAGACTTTTAAATGTTATAGCTTTAAAGCATTGATCATAGTAGTCTGCAATTGCATCTCTTTCTTCCCACAGTATCATCGCAGGTATGTAGACTGGCGAGATAATAAGGTGAAGCAACCCAACAAAAAACATTTTAATCTTTTTTCTATTCATTCCCTTACCCTAGATCAAGTTCATCGATAAGATGGCCTACTTGCCACCACGTAAATAAATATTCTTCAACTAATACAGCCATTAATTCGTCCGGATTGTTGAGTTTGTCGTACAGCCTATCAAGGCGAAGAACTTCACATACTAGCTCTTCATCTGTACCCCCACGTAAATCTATTTTCTCACTCATCTACCACCCCCCTTACCACCTCCTTCACGTTTGTCATTGCGTCAACACCGCCCTTTGAACCTACCATCATACGTATCTGATCGTACACACTTGCGTTCTCGTACTTCTCGATGGCAGCGTCTTCATTCTCTGCTTCGACACGGTAGCAAACCCTTTGCACCTCTGTCATCTCTATCTCATATGTCTTCATAAAGCCTCCTCAAAATATACCGGCTTACCTGTGAGATCCCAAACAACATCTAGCAGTTTATCCGCCAGCTCATTAGCCTCATCCTCCTCAAGAAAACCTAAGTCTATAGTGGCATCAGCTATTTCTACCTCGACAGATAAGTAATCACCAATCCTCTTAACATCTATATTCATTCCTCTACCCTCTGTGAAAATTGTCCAGTATTTTTATCCCAGAATAGTGGCACTGTACCTACACTACCGAACTCTCTGTCCTCTAGTATAACTAAGTCCCTGCAATTACGTTCATCCTCTGTTAGTTCAGGATCTCTGTTACCCTTGAGTCCCATCATGTAATGACATGACCTCATCATTGACCGTGACCCTGCGAACTGATTAGATAGTACATCACCTCCTCTCTCATGTGGCTTCTTACCATTGCCGGGCGAGAGCAAGTGACAGAAGATTGTTATAGATAGTTTATGGTCCTTAGCTAATGATGCTGCTTCACTGGCTATCTGGCCTAGCTTTTCATTAGCCTCTGATGCTGACAGTGTGTTAGTAAAGTTAGTGATAGGATCAAGGTATACTGTACGGTATCCCTCTGCTGCTGCTTGTACTATATCAGCCTTAACTGTTTCCCAGCTTGCATTCTGATACAGGTCTAGCATAGCTACGTTCCTACCTATGCGTGGCTCCCATTCATCCCATGCTTTCTGATCGAACTTGATGTTAGGATCATGGAACACACGACTAGCTGCCTTACCTACGAGTAGCTTGTATGTCTTATTGTTTGCCTCCTCTGGTTTAACTAAGAATACTTTCTCTCCGTGTACTAGGATCTTGTGTACTGCCAAGGCATTGAGCAACTCAGACTTACCTTGCTTAACACCTGCCCCTATGTACCTCACCTCACCCCATCGTTCGCCTCGTGTGAGCGCTGTTAGTGCAGGCCATGGAAAGCTAAGCCCCATCTCTGCTTCCTTACATGCGCTCTCTGTTAGGCTGTCACCATACACTAGCTTACTGTTGCTTGGTGCTGCTGCCTTAAAGAGTACAGAATTTTTTAAAGATTTTTTATGACCTTTCACTAAGCATTCATTAGCATCCTTAGCTGGTAGGTTAGCACGCATAGCTTCGGGGTATATCTTACACACCTCTGCTGCTGCTATGTTACCGGCATCATCCATATCAAAGGCAAGTACCACATCTTTGAAATGTTGTTTGATGTACGATAGCTGGTCGAGTATCTGTCTCTTCGCTCCACCTGAGCCATTGGATAAGCTGACCACAGCAGGGTTAAAGTCTGCATACTTAGGATCAGTGTTAAGATCTTTAAGTACTTGGAACAAGGCCACCGCATCGAACTCTCCCTCTGTTATGATAAGTCTTGGTGCACCTGTTGCTACTGCCTGCTCCCATCCGAATAGCTGGGGCTTGCTGGCATTACCTAAGCTGAACATGTGCTTCTCTTGCAGATCTCTTAGCTTATAGCTAACAATCTCACCACCTCGGTAGATAGGAAAGGCTGCTGTCGTTGGTGTAGTACCATCCGTCTCGCTAACACCTACCTTAACACCAAAGTATTCTAAGTATTCTTTCTTTAACTTCCTATCCGGTAGGCCATGACAACCCCATGTGTTGATGTCCTCTACGTCCCTCTGTATGTCCTCTAGTGGACGTTTAAGTTTAGCTGTTGGTGGTTTGTAGTCATCAGGCTTATCATCGTAAGGATTCTTTACAAACGTACTACAAGCGAAGCAGTAACCATGATACACACCACTACTCTCTTTGAATACTTGAAGCCCATCACTACTTCCACATGAATGTTCTAATTTTTCTATGCAATCGGCCACGATTATCTCCTATTGTAGGTATCTTAGTTGATCTTTAATCTCTTTGTTATCTAAAGCCTTCTTAATAATTCTTGATGCTGTTTGGTTAGGCACACCTGTTAGTCTCTCTATATCCACAAGGGTAGATGCTGCTGGTAGTCCTACTCCGTAGTACAGTACTACTACTTCGTAGTCTCTATCTGATAGGCTGGTCTGTAATACTTTAAGTATATCTTTAGCCTTCTCTGTTACATCTAAAGATGCTGTCATGTAGTCATCAACAACATCAAGACTCTCAATACTGATACCATCAGGACGCCTAGCCTTGATAGCTCTGACAAAGTTCATCATATGATTAAAGATAACTCTATTATAATAAGTCCTAAAGGTAAAGGATTGATCTTCATATGTATCTAATGCTCTAAAGAATGCGATAGATATTTCTTGTTCTATATCATCTCGGTCTAGCATGTTATCTTCTTTTATATATTTAGTTTTACACCACTTCCAAGCCAGTCCTTGTATATCAGACAAGGCTAGTTGGTAAGCCTCGTTCTTGAGTCGATCATTCATCTCCATTCTCCTAGTATCATATACTAATAAACACTTTTTACCCTGATTTTTCCCCACTTTTTCATTAAGTTTTTGTAAGGAATAAGGTAAGCCATTGATATATAGACTTATTTAATTCATCTGAGGATTGTACTCACTGCATACATAGGCGTGCCTCGTGTTCTCATCCTTCGGTGGATGGGTTGATGCGAATGGCATCTTGTTATCCTCACATGACTCCATACTATAAAAGATATAGGGTACTGGAACGCTGCCGATATACTCACCATTTACAATTATCATCTGTAGTAAAACGTATACTGTTAACATGTCAGTTCACCTCGTTATGTGGTAGTAGTTCACTCATGAATTCTTGTATTGAATATCCTTTTTGTAAGTAGATGAATTGATTACCTGATACCCTTGCTACTAATATCTTTACTAGCATTCAAAGTTCTCCTCTCTAATCTCTGCTTCTAAGAAATCTTTAGTGTCAATATCTTGACTCCACTTCCCTACTGTTTCGTACCAGTTCTCAAAGTTATACCCTCGCACTTCGGGACACGGTGTTGAACATGCATGTAGTGCGTCTAAATTAATTGGATCGATTGATGTCTCTTGCTTGTTCATAATGTCGCCTCGATAGTTGTTAGTATTGCATAGCCTATGATAATAATGATGATGACATCATGCCATTCACCTATAAAACTACTGATCTTCTTCATATCTTCCCTCATCTTCTGCCATATGGTGTGATTCTATCACTAACAGCCATCCCTTCCCTTCCTGCTTGTGTGTCCCTCTAAGGAAGTTGTTCTCTAAGGTATACGATGACCCTCCCATCTCTTTAAACTTCGTTAGCGCCCCATCTATGGTCTTGTATGGTATCACTAATGGTGATATGCTACTATCAGGCCAGTAAAAACAGGCAGTGTACATAATCCAATCTTTTTCTCTCATCATATCAATAGTCGTGCTCATCTATCATGTTCTCCAGATTCTTAATCATATTATTTAATGTAACAACCATAGCAGGACACGTCTCCTTATTACGCTTGTCTTTATACAACTCTATCCAACGTAGTAGCTGTTCTTCACCTGTCATCGTAGCCTCCTCGTGCTCTTGTGTACACTCCGTTGAATGTATACTCATGTTATGGTTGTACTTACAGTTCGTTCCCTTACACTCCATCTCTCTCCTCCACTACGTCCATGAATATTAATAACTCTTTAGCATAGCGGTATGCCTCACCGCCTGACCCGTCTTGGTTGGGCAGGTCTCCATCATCTCCGTATTCTTTAACCCATTCTAATAGGTTACGTAAGTTGTAGTCGAACATCTCATCACCTCTCATGTTATGTGTTAGACAATCAAATTTCTTAGTCGTTCAATGGCACCGAGAAGTAAATCAGTGTGCTCATCAATACCTAAGCTGATATACGTGTCGAGTATGTCCTCTAACTCCTTGATTGCTAAGTATATTTCGGACCGCGTGTGATTGTTCATAGCTCTCTCCTCTCTGTGTCTGTCATCTCTATTAGTAACATCAAGTTTTTAATGACATCCTTCAAGTCTGCCATGCTAGTGCAATATGGACCACCAGCAGTCACATGATTAAATATACTTACGTCGTGTTCGTACTCAGCGGTGCGTGCATGATACAGAATATCTTCAAGGTAGTGAATGTTTAATTGTTTCAGCCTTGCTCTCGCCCACTTCTCTTCGTTATTCATAGCTCCCCCTTCTTAGTGTAGATCCCTTCGTATGATTCGACCACAAAGCCTAGTCTTATTGCATACCCTAGCTCCTCCGCCGTGCATTCAAAATAATAATCTTCGTTAGGGTTGGACTCCGCTTCGATATACATCACGTCCACCTCACTATCTTCTATTGCCTTGTTCTTATAGAATCCCATATCAATACTCCTCGTTTATTTTCACTACATCAATACAGTTGAAGCCCAGTGTTGTAGGATCATCACCCCAACTAGCAACGCCACGGTTATTACTGTGATTCACGGTTCTCACTGTACCCGCTCGACCTTCTGACCAGAAGAATGCCTGCGTACCTTCAAGCGCTTTGATTCTATCACCTGCTTTTAGTTTCCTACTCATGATACCACCTCTTTAGTACGTTCACTCGCTGGTTTAATCCATAGGTATTCGGTCCAGAATGCCTCACTTGCATTGCCAAGGTAGGTGTAGCTATCCTCCCACATCATGCGCTTGTACTCCTCGTGGTCCTCCTCGCCCATTAGTTGGACATCTAAAAACCCTGCATCGACCGCATGATCTAAGGCTTCGCACTCATTACCCCCATACGACACGCACAAGGTTCCGTATTCGTTGCCTATAATATATGCTGTCTCGCCCCAGTGAAAACCATTTTGATTTGCTATTCTTAAATTACTCATTCTATTAACCCCATTTTAATTGTCGTTGCACACTCTCTGCTCTTAACTTGTTGACCACAAAACCCATGAATACATAAGAACTCTACCTTAACTATTACACCCGCTCTATTGGTGGTAGTTAATTCATCCACTACAGTGTACACCCTACCCTTGTTATGCTTACCACGTTTTGTAAACCGTGTACCTATATCAATATCTAAATTCATGCTACCACCCCCTTATATATCAACACTGCCACTATAACTGGTGCCTGTATTAACACCATGAAGAGGGCCAGTCCTGCTAGTTCAAGCCCCTCTTTCACCCGTTGATGCCCTTGATTGCTCATTAGAATTCCTCCACAATATAGGTATCAGCATCAACCTTAATCACTGTAGTTCGGCACTGCAAGTAGTCAAGAATAAATTCAGATCGATCTTCTTCTTCCACCCCACTTGTGTCTATGTCCCACACCTCCGCGCACTCTCCCAAGGTATAAAGAGAGAACGCACATCTTAATGCTACTGGGTCAAGGCCCAGACCTTTAACACCCTCCTCTTCTAGCATCTCAAAATATTCAACCAATGCCCGCGTAGCTTCATATTGATCTTCACCGAACACCTTATGATCCATACAAATATCAATGGCCTGTTCCGTACTCAATGTTATATACATTCTAGCTCCTCCTCTAAGTCGTCAAGTAATACCGATAGTTGGCAAGGTGTGAAGTTAAACCACTCCTCCAGTTCAGAAATTAAACCACTATCATGTCGCATACTGTACAAGCCGCTGTCATTATACACTACCATCGATAGTTCGTTATCCGTATATTGTGTCAAATCTACCTTATCCATGTTATCACCTTACGCTCTAAGCGCCTTGTTAGTTTCAATAACTTCTAGCTCAAATCGTGCTTGTCCGTATATACGGCGTGCTTGTCTGTTATATTCATACACGACCGCCACTTGTTCCGCTGTCAATGCCTCAGTTCTCACCCTATTACTGCTGTCAATAGGCGCTTCGTAGTCTGTTATCATATATAAAGACATGTTCTTTCACCTCTCTCTTTTGCTTCAATGGTAACACTCACCACTTCGCTGTTAATGTCACCATATTTCTTAGCCTCCAGAGCTTTATCCAGAGAGTACGTCCAGCTTATTTCTTCAGAATCATCATTGTATTTAAACGTAATTTTATAATGTATCGTATCCATGTGATCAATACCCCAACCATGCTAACACTGTCTCACCTGTATACTCTGGCAAATCTCCGCAGTCATTAATAAAATCGCACCACTCTAAATTATGTTCCACTATCTCAAGGCGTGCTTCTCTTCGCGTTACCATTACATCCATTGCTTCGTCGTAGCTCATGATTAATACTCCTCTCTCTTTTTCAATTCCAGAATACAATAGTGTACTTCGTACCAATACTGCCCAGCTTTTGGGTTCCACCCGTCACCGGCACGAGCCGCATTATAGGCATCTTCTCTTGTATATATCAATTGATCCACTGTAAAATTACTAAACCGTTCTTGCGTTTCACTATGCCAATTAGTATCCACGGTATTCTCCCGTTATCGGGCCGCTATATCGCAGCCAATTGAATAAATTCTATCGTGATCAATGCCCCTGCAAAGTAGGGACACAATCTGTTTACGGGTCAAGGGGCACCCGATAAAGCCGTATCGTGCAAACATAAATTCTATGTCATTCACTTGTATAGTCATGCTACTCTCCCGTTAGTAAGTTATACCTTGAACAATAGGAGGGCACCACTACCTTATATGGATTTACATGCGCGGCAACTCCAGCCAGTAACCGAAAGCCCTACAGGTATTCAGGTGATCAAACCCAAACACTGCCAACCTATTGTTCAAAATACAATCTATAAGTAGCACTTCATCCACTGTATAAGGTCGCAGCCTTATCACACTGGTACTAGAAGTACTACCTAACATTATATTTTAGCGTTTTTGTTATCTGGGGGGCCTATTGCTAAGCCCTATCCCGTACTATACCGAGTGGTTTGAGCTTATGGCGTGATTCGCTCGACTTGTTAACAGTATACATGCTTATTTGATACTGTCAACACTTTATTTCAATTTATTTTCCTACACCGCTTTAAGCCACCTTGCTGCAAACGATCCGTGTTTGCCTTGACTTGAGTTAACTATACACCAGTCAATAGAATAGTCAACAATAGTTTTATTACAGATAGTTAATGATAGCGTTTAATTTACCTATATAGAAGCAAGACTTTATAGCTCTAAGCAAGGTTAGGGCGTAACGAATAGCAGAGGCACGGGTACACCTATCGTCGCACACAAGGGCATACAGGACCTTACAGGGTAGTATCACTGCAAGCTATAGATAGTGGCTCAAGTATTGATGTGGTGTATGTCATTGATACGCAAGGGATTAGCAAGAAGTGTGCCAAGGTGTGGCAGTGTGACAATGTTGTAATGTCATTGCACCCCCCTTGACACTAGCCGCACAATATGCTACACGCGCACGCACGCGCAGGCCCGCGTACAGGTAGAAGCCGGTGAAGTGGTCCAAGGGGCACCAAGGGGGGTGGGGGGCGAGCTCTGTAGTGCACTGCACCTCAGAAAAATCTCTGAGAAATTCTGGCCATTCGGGGATATGCGTCCACAGAAATGCTCCTCTCTCATATACTCAGTAGTATGCTACCGTAATCT